CAGCAATTGTCACAGCCTCACAGCTGAGGTCTATTCTTGGTGTCTCGGTTTCTTTGTATTCTGATGCCCAATTGGATCAAATTATTGATTCCGCTGAGCAAACGATTTTGCCTTTACTTACGCAATACCAATCATCGGTGACTTTTGCTAATGTGAGTGATTCCGTCATTTATTTCACCACAATGCGGCCAAACTATTTTGTGCCGGGTCAATCTGTTGTTGTAACCGGGGCCGGAGCCTACAACGCGACCTATACAGTCACCGATGATCGGATTGAGCCTTATACATTTACAGCGGCAACAGCGGCAGCTGATCGTGATTATCCATTGCCGTTTATTCCGGCGGCATTTGCCACTTTGTCCGGTAGCTCAGCCGCACAGCTGTACGCAGCTACGCCACCAGTCGAAAACGCAATTTTGGTTGTATCGGTTGAGATTTTTCAGAGCATTACAGCTCCCGGCAATCAAATCATGTCAGACACATTCCAGCCGCAACCATTCATTTTAGGCCGCAGCCTCACAAACAGAGTCATTGGGCTTTTGGGGCCATTTATTGATGTTGAAACGATGTGCCAATGAGCATCGAATCACAAATCCGAACACCATTAAAAAATGCGCTTTCAACAATTGCTGCCAATGTGTACAACGGCATCCCGGAAACAATGACAAGCCCATCGATTTGTTTAATCCCGGATGCGCCGTATCTTGAAAGCGTTTTGATCAATGGCAACACAACAAAAGTCAAAATCAATTTGACTGTGACAGGCGTTGTCGGTTATTCCAACAATGCCGCAGCTTTAGACAATCTTGAACAATTGATGATCAATATCATCAGCACAATGCCCGATGGATATGAAGTCGGCAATGTTAATCAACCACAGCCATTGGAAGTCGGTGCCGGTAAATACCTTACGGCCGATTTACAAATAAGCACCTACTACACCAACTAAGGAGAAACAAAATGAGTACTGTTATCATTACCGGCAGAGATGTCTCATTTACGCTTGACACAAAGGCGTACGATGCACAGACAACATCGGCCACACTTTCAGCTGAAACAATCATCGAAACCTACCAAACATTAGACGGCCGCGCTTATAAATCGGTCGATAAGCAATGGACATTCACCATTGAACTTTTGCAGGATTGGGGTTCAACAGCTGCTCAAGGTTCATTGTTTGAAAACATGTGGACAAACGCTGAGCAGAATCCAAACACGACTGTTGCTGTTTCATTCACAGCTGTTACAGGCGCGGTTTTCACATTTAATGTTTTGCCAATTTTCCCAACAGCCGGCGGTGCAGCTCCAGGCGCATTGACTGACACATGGGCTTTGACAGTAGTTGGACAACCATCAGAAACATTCAGCTAAAAAACGAATCGGGAGCAAACAAATGAAACTAGCAATCACAATTGAATACACATCGGGTGACAGCGCAACACATGTTGCGTTGCCGCCTGAGTGGATGAAGTGGGAACAAAAAACCGGAAACACAATTCAACAGGTACAAGATAAGCTTGGAATTGCTGATTTGATGTTTTTGGCGTATCACGCAATGAAAAGAGAATCAGGCGGAAAACCTGTAAAACCTTTTGAGGCGTGGTGTGAAACAGTCACCGACATTAATGTGGGAGAGACTGATACCCCAAAAGTTACAAACCCGGAAGCATAAATCGTGCAATTTGGGAACTTTCAATTGCAACCGGTTTGCCGCGTTCAGAGTTTAAAACATTTGAGGATATAGCAACAGCATTTGAGATTTTGGAGAAGCGCAATGGCAAATGAGTCAATTACATATGACAAAAGCGATTTGCGCGGAATTTTGCAAGCTTTCAAAGGTATGGATGCGGCCGCTGTCGAACAGGCAAAAGGTGTGTCAAATGGATTGGCAACTTATGTGCAATCAAAAATCAAAGGCGCGGCAAGTGGCCGGCCAAATAAAGCTGCCAGCCGTGTTGCCGATGGATCGCGCGTGAGTAAATCATCAAAAATTGGTGAATTATCATTCGGCTTTGTTTCGCAAAAATTCAGCGGTGGAGGTACGACTCAACAGCTTTGGGGCGGTTACGAATTCGGATCAAATAAATTCAAGCAATTTCCGGTTTGGTCAGGAAGTGGGCCGCGCGGCGGATCGGCTGGATACTTTATCTATCCAACATTGCGTGCCGAACAGCCTCACATCATCGCTCAATGGGAAAATGCTTTCACAAAGATTTTGAAGGAGTGGTGATGGCTGGTCAATCAAGAACGCTTAAATTATCGATTTTGGCCGATGTTGATCAGCTAAGAAAAAATCTCAACACCGGATCAAATGAGGTTGAAGGATTTGGCTCAAAGCTTGGTGGATTTGCCAAAAAAGCCGGTGCAGCTTTTGCCGTAGCCGGTGCAGCTGCCGCAGCTTACGCAGGCACATTGCTTGTTGATGGTGTTAAATCTGCCATCGAGGATGAAGCAGCTCAAGCCAAATTGGCAACAACACTCAAAAATGTCACGGGTGCCACAAATAACCAGATCAAAGCTGTTGAGGATTACATAACACAAACAGCATTGGCCAACGGCATTACCGATGACCAATTAAGACCATCGCTGGATCGGTTGATTCGCTCGACAAAAGATGCGACCAAAGCACAGGAATTGCAATCATTGGCTTTGGACATTGCCGCAGGTACAGGCAAAGACCTTTCAGCCGTTTCTGAGGCATTGGGTAAAGCCTACGATGGCAATTTAGGAGCATTGAAGCGTTTAGGTGTTGGCATTGATGATTCAATTATCAAATCAAAAGATTTTGATGCAGCAGCCGCAGCACTAGCCGACACTTTTGGAGGTCAAGCTTCACAACAAGCTGAGACATTTCAAGGCAAAATGGCACGGCTCACGGTGGCATTTGATGAAGCAAAAGAAACTGTTGGATCGTATGTGCTTGATGCACTCACACCATTGTTGTCTGGATTTGTGGACAAAGGCATCCCGGCAATCCAAGATTTTGCCAAAAATTTGGGTGAAACATTGGGGCCAGCATTTGCCGAAATTTTTACGTTTATTCGAGATGAACTTTTGCCGATTTTGGAGCAATGGTGGGGATTCTTAATTAATGAGGTTGTGCCTCTTATTGGCACAATTTTAAAACCTGTGTTGCAAGGATTAAAAAGCGCATTTGATACAATCAAAAAAGCTTTACAAGATAACAATGCAGAATTGAAACCTTTTTTTGACTTTTTAAAAAACATTTGGGAATTCATCAAAACTTATCTGGCACCTTTATTGGGTGGGGCTTTCAAAAAAGCTTTAGAAGTTATCGGCACATTGGTTGGTGGTTTGGTAAGTGGTTTTGCAGATTTGGTTAGTTTCATTGATAGAGTGATCAGAGGTCTTAAAACAATTATTGATTTGGTTCTTAAAAATCCAATTTTTGCCGGAATTGGCAATTTATTCGAAATGGCATTTGGAGGTCCACGCGCAAATGGTGGGCCGGTTTCAACTGGTACCTCATACCTTGTTGGAGAAAATGGGCCTGAATTATTTGTGCCAAATTCAAATGGATCAATTGTGCCAAACAGCCGTATGGGCGGTACAACTGTGAATATAAATGTAAGCGGTGCGATTGATCCAATTGGCGTTGCACGACAAATTGCCAATGTTTTAAATACTGAGGCAACCTTGAGCGGCACATTTAATAATTTGGGTGGATCACGATTGGTTGCCCAAACATGACATGGACACCCAATCCAACTGTGACGATTGATGGCATTGATTTCACAGGTGAGTCTTTGTGGAATGTCTCGGTGGCATTTGGTCGCACAACCATTTGGGAGCAATCCCGTGCAGGTTATGCCACAATAAACATTTTGAACGCAAACAATCAAGACTTTGGATTCGATATGAATCACAGCGTTGTGATTACTGTTGAAAACTCAGTCGGTACGCCTGTCACATTGTTCACCGGCAAAATTTCAAATGTTTCCAATCGAGTACAATCAGCCGGCAGCACATCATTGGTTGCGGTTCAAACTATTTCTGCTTTTTCCACATTTGCCACAATGGCTCGAAAAGTCATTGGTGACACAAATTGGCCAAAAGAATATGATGATGATCGCATGACCCGCATTTTTACTGATGCCGGTGTCACAATCGATACTGTGGACACCCCACCGGTTTATGAATTTACAGCGAGAAGTGCCAGCCCGTTGGATGCCTACTCTTTGGCGGCTACTTACGCCACACAGGCATTTGGATACATTTATGAAACACCATCGGGCAGCG